TCATATATTTAACCGATATCGGAAAGAAACGACACATTTTCTGGATTGTATTTGTTACATTAATCAAATAATGAAAATAAAAAATCAAACCACAAAAAGACGCTTCCTCCAGCTTGGGTACTTTTTCGAGCTTTATGATCATTCCAAGTTCTGCAAATTCACTATTTGTAGGTGTCTTACCTACAATGCGGAAGAGGCCATCATCACCTTCAACCACACCAATGCACTCAGAACCATTTCTTTTGCACAAAAACAACATAAGCATTAAATTCGAAAATCCATTGCCTAATGACGTGCACATCTCTCCAGACATTCTCTTAGCATCCACTCTAAGAGAAAAATGTTTGAATTTACAAACATTACTGCCCAACATTGCTCGTCGGATCAGGTCCATAAATTCCCTTCCCCCGGAAAGCTGAGAAGTCATGTACTCATAAAGCACAAACTCACAGTTCTCCATGAATTCTTTCGTGAACGACGCTTCAAAACTACTATAATCAGTACAGACATAATCTGCACCTTCTGCATAAATGCGATCATATATATATTTAGGTCTGTCGGCCACTGGCACCTTCTTAATAAACCAAGGGGATTTAAAAAGTTCTTGTTCAATAAGTTTAAAAATAGGTCCAACCATTGTTTTAAATTTGTCACTTCGAGCATTAATACAACGAGGGTATTTGAATTCTGGATAACATTCATATTTTGTAAAGCTCTTACAATGCAAATCTTTTTCAATAAATTCTTTTAGCGAAACAGCCAACAATTCATCCTTTCGCCAAAGAGGATAATTTGTTGAATTCAACCAAGTTTTTATTGAGGTGTCAGAGTCAAACTTCAATGGTATTAAATTCTCTTTCACCCAGGTCTCGACAAATTGTCGAAACTCATGTAAAATTACAACATTTACATGAGGGGTTTTTGAGGCGAATCTTTTTTGTGCTCCGTCAACTGTTGAGTCCCTATCTTGTGTATCAGGATAAGGTAACGATATACTTGGACCAATCTTAAGACTGATACCAATAGGTTTGCGATAAGTATCCAAAATATTTTTCATGTTAAGCTTTACAAAAT